CCAGGCAATCACTACTGGCGTTAAGTATTTACAAAATCAAACAGCGAGAGGGATCTTAATGTCTGAGGAGGGCGATTTAAACGAGGTCCAGGCTAAACAGTTAAAAGATAAATTCCGCCAACAATACCAGGGCAGCGATAACGCTGGGGATGTAATCATTACCCCTAAGAAATTATCCTGGGTAAACTTTGGACTTAATGCCTCTGACTTATCTTTAATAGAACAATATAACGGCACTATAAAGGATCTATGTAATATTTACAATGTACCAGTACAGCTGCTAAACAATACTGAAAGCACTACTTACAACAATATGAAAGAGGCTAAAAAGGCACTCTATCAAAATGCTGTAATTCCAGAGCTTAATAAGATTAGAGATGAGCTGAATAGATGGCTTGCTCCACAATATGGCGATAAGATTTATATAGACTTTGACTACTCAGCTATCCCAGAACTCCAGGAGGAAATGGATAAGGTAGTTGGACAGATGAGCCAAGCCTGGTGGATCACGCCAAACGAGAAGAGAGCCGCTATGTCTTATGGTTTAGATGAGGAAAATGATAAGCTAAATGACTACTATGTCCCAGCTAATTTAATGCCTATTAATGGTGATATTATTCCAGAGGCGGCTGATAAGGGTTTGGATTTAGATATATCTAAACTATTTAAAACCGCTGTAATTAATACAGTTGATACATACACTACTATAGAAGAGGCTCAAGCTAGAGCAATCGAAATGGGAGGCACTGGGTATCACGAGCATTTATTTAACGGCTCGACAGTCTTTATGCCATTTGCAACTCACGCTGAATATGAGGCAGCTAAAAATAACCGCCTAGATGAGTTCTATGCAGCTCAGAGACGTGATGAGGGATATAATGAGGATATAGATTTTGACTCTATAGAAACAAAATAAAAGCATTTGCAAATCCAGGATGTACATAACCTAGAAAAATCAATTGTCACATTATTCAATCTCGATGGCTGGGATTTACAGTGGTGTGGTGGCGGTTATGATCATTATGATGCAAAAGGAAAGACGCCAAATGGTAGTAATTGCGTGATAGAAATGAAATTCCGAAACAAATACTATAATACTAAAATCTTAGAAAAATACAAATATGATCAAATAATGGCTTTGCCAGATGATGTGATTAAATTGTATTTTGTAGATGACCCTAAAGCCAACTATCTATTCTGGTTAAATGATTTAACTATTCCAGGGATTAAAGAGATTGAATGCCCTAGCACTACTCTATGGGATCAAAAAAAGAAAACTAAAGAGCTGTATTTGCTTAATGAGTCCCAGGCGATTGTCATAAATAAAAACCAGGAATAATGTTACTAAAAAAAGCTAAAGAATCCTGGAAAAATAACTTTGATAAAGTTCTGGCTAGTGCAGAGCGCAAAGAGTTTGCTAATGCTAGACGATACTATGAGGGTGAGTACCTTAAAGCAATAGATGATTTTTTAAACACTAGGAAAGCCACTGGATTTGATGGGTTATTTAGATTAGCCGATTTATCTGAAATATATCGCCAGGTCTATGTAAACATAGGACTCAAGTTTGCAAAATGGTATTCTCAAAACTTTGATAAGGTAATATCTAAGCAAGTGGATGTATCTGGCTATAATGATATTTGGGCGGAGCGTTTTAACAGAGTCAGCCAGCAAATAGCAGCCGAGAGAGTAACACTAGTCCAGGGGACTGCTAAGGCTACTCTAGTGAATGTATTTAAACGTTTATCCTCAGATCCAGAGTTTATGACTATGGGTGAACGTGAAGGCGGAAAGTTATTACGCCAGAAGTTTAGCCAATACAGCAAAAGCCAGGCAGAAAGATTAATTAGGACCGAGTCAACGAATGCTGCTAATTATGCAACGCTACAGAGCGCAACTGATATGTTTGGACAGGAAAGTTTACAAAAGGAGTGGATGACTTCAGTAGATGGCAGAGAACGTGCAGCTCATAGGTTTGCAGATGGGCAAATAGTAGGTTTCAAAGAAAGGTTTTTGGTAGGTGGCGAACAGTTATTCCATCCTGGTGATCCATCTGGAAGCGCCAGAAATGTGGTTAACTGTAGATGTTCTACAGCGCCATTTCCTAAAGAGGATGCACAGGCTGCTGGTAAAATTGAGGGATTTACAGTAAGTAATTTATAATTATTAAATTTGCAATATGAACACAATCATTTATAAATCAACCCAGATAGGCGAGCTGTTAGACGCTGACACCTCCGCTGGAGTTGTAAAGGGATATGGATCTGTTTTTGGTAATGTCGACAGTGATGGCGATATAATCAATAAGGGAGCATACAAAAAGACAATCCAGGAAAACGCTAAGAGAGTTAAATATTTATATCAGCACGATATGGATAAGCCTTTAGGCAAAATGGTACACCTGGAAGAGGATGACAAAGGTTTAATATTCGAGGCGCATATACCTAAAACACAATTAGGGAAAGATGTCGTTGAACTTATGAAGGCTGGAGTAATCACTGAAAACTCAGTGGGAATATTGCCTCTACAAAAAGAAATGGGACACGATGGATACAGACACCTCAACGAAGTAAAACTTTTTGAGATTAGCGCTGTAACATTAGCAGCGAACGACCAGGCAATGATAATGGATGTAAAAGGTAATATAGATCCAGAAAAAATTGCTAAAAGGTTCGATAAAATGGCTCAATTAATCAGAAAGGGAGAGATCTCAGATGATTTGGGATACGCCCTGGAGGCGGAAATACTAAAGCTAAAATCTATTTACATAAATGTCACTCAGCCGACCGATATTGAAGTCACTGAGCCGATTGTAGTAAAGGCAGACAATAGCGAAATTTTTAAATATTTGTTTAACACTCTAAAAAAATAAAAATGGAGGATAACTTAAAAAAAGAACTTGATCAAATCGGAAACATAGTTGACGAGAGAATCGAGAAAGCATTTAACCAGGCTAAAGATAACGCCAAAGGTGAAATGGAATCATCTCTAAAATCAGAGATTGATAACTTGACTACACAGTATGTAGAGAAGAGCGAAGCTCTTAACAAGAGAATGGATGAGATGGAAATGGCTGCAAAGAAAACTATTTCTGGAGCTACTCCACAGACATTTAAATCAGCTATCCATACAGCTTTAAAAGATGGCGCAATTGACGCAATGCTTAAAGGTAATGCAAACGCTGCTCGCTTTGAAGTAAAAGCTGATATGAGCCTTGGTGCTGATGTTACTGGAGTAGTTGCTGGAGAAACTATCGTGGATCAAATCAAATACGATCCTAGTCGTTCAACTCATATTCGTTCTTTGCTTTCTTTAGGATCAACAGATGCTCAAACTATCCGTTATCCAAAAGAGTCTGCTTATAGCGATAACGCTGGAACTACTGCAGAAGCCGCTGCATTTGGACAGTCAGATTTTGATCTTGCTGCTTCAACTGTAAACGTTGAGAAAATTGGTACTTATATGAGAATCACTGGAGAGATGTTGGATGATATCAAGCAATTGACTTCTTACCTTTCTGCTAGAGTTCCTGAAAAAGTGCTATCTGTAGAGGATAACCAGATCTTAAATGGGGATGGATCATCGCCAAACTTAGATGGGTTATTTACTGATGGAGCTGCATTTGCAGCTGGAGGATTTGCGAACGCTATTGAGTCTGCTAATGAGTTTGACGTGCTTACAGTTGCTTTAAACCAACTTGCACTGGCTAACTACCAGGCTGATACTATCGTATTAAACCCAACTGATTTACACAAAATGATTTTGTTGAAATCTACTGCTAATGAGTATTTGAGAAATCAAATCTTTAGCGGTTTACAACCAACAATCAACGGAATCCCTGTAACACTTAATACAGCCGTTACAGCTGGAAAATTCTTATGTGGAAATTTACGTCAAGCGTCTCAGCTTTGGATTCGTGAGAATCTAGCTGTAGAGTTTAGTCGTGAGGATTCGGATAACTTCCAAAAGAATTTCGTGACTGTACGTGCAATGGAGAGAGTAGCTTTAACTAACTACCTACCTAATGCAATTGTACAGGGAACTTTCTCAACTGCTAAAGCTGCTTTAGAGACTGCATAATAACAGTTAATACAGCTCATTTAATAGTGAGAATTTTATTTAATAGGGTAGCCTTAATTGGTTACCCTTTTTTTATGCTTTATAAAATAATTTCCCCATAAATTTGGAAATTCCAAATAAATCTTTAAATTTGGGGAAACAAACTTTAAATATTATGAAAAAATTAGTACAAAAAATTACAAACTCAACTGAGTGGATTGTATTGGCTGAGATGTCAAAAGCAAAGATTTTATTAGGCGCATTTGCCGTAAATGTAGCTGGCTTCTTTTTTATGTATGCCATACTAGATGTTATTTTATTTATCAACTACGACCTATAGATTATGGATTTGCAGCAAAAGGTAAGGGTTGTCTTGATAATAGGGTTTATCGCCTGGGGGTTTTCCCTGGGCTTTAGATTCCAGGCAATATGGGATGCTTTGGTAATGTTTGCCATATCGTTTACTTTAATACGATATAATAATGGATGAGCCTTACGATTTTTATTTAAACAGCATTAGAAACCTGACTGACAAAATGAATGCCGTAGATTATATGTATCTTAGTGAAAAGATATGGGATTTTACAGAAAGATTAGAAGAAATTAAAAAACGATAATATGGAATTTTACGACCACACACCGCCAGACGATTATGAGGGAGGATATTGCAGAGTATGTGACCGACCTAGTTATGGCGACGACATTTGTAGCTCAAGCTGTTTTGAGGCTTATATGCTATAAATACTTTGTTTCATTTTGATAGGGAAACCCTGGATTTAACGTCTAGGGTTTTTTTTGTAGCTTTGATATGTGGATAATAATCAACAAGGCTGTTTGGCGGAATACTTATTCGCCACTGAGTGTATGAAAAGAAACTACCAGGTCTCTATGCCTTTGATGGACTCATCACTTTATGACTGCATCGTGGATACAGGAAAACAACTACTAAGAATACAAATAAAATCATCCGCAAAAATTCCAGAAAATGATAGACTCAGTAATGTACATATTCCGCTGCAAAATAATAAGCGCAACTACACTAAAGAAAAGATTGACTACTTTGCTGTCTGGTCTGATTTTTTTAATGGTTGGTTTGTTTTTAAAAATACTGGAGATATGCAATCAATAAGAGTTTCAATAACGGGTAAGAATAAGAAATTTTTTAATAACTTTGCATTTGAGTAGAAATTTTTTCTATTTCATAGTTTGTTTGGTTTCACTAAAAGCGTCACAATTACAGTGGCGCTTTTTTTTTATCTTTGTTGTAAATAATATATTATGAAGATACAAATCATAAAAGACGTTTATTCTGGATCAGGATGGCGCAAAGAAGGCGACATTATAGAAGTAGATCC